TTATGATAACACGTATCTATTTGGTCTTACTAGTATTTATCCTGCATATATTAAGCATACACAGCAATTCTTTACAACAATGTCTGCTATATGTTGGTATATATATAACCTAAGCAGAGCTGCTCCTATTATCCTCTCCCCACACTAATTTATGGTTTAAAGGGAAAGGTTAAGTAAAAGGTTAGAAAGTGCAAAGAACTTAATCTCTGCACTCCTAACGAGTTAACGAAACGTTTGAGTCTAGCCCATGACCTCACGGGTTTCAACTCCAACAAGAGAATATCCAGCATTCTCAAACTTCGTAACCATATCAGGGTTCTCAGTCTTAACGTCTGCTGCACCTTTCTTGCTCATTACATAAATCTCGTCTACACGAATAACCTGCGGACCTTGAGCACTAGGGTCCTTGATCTTTAACGCAGATGTCATAGCTGCTGCATTAACGATGTCTTGCGCAGACTCAGCACTCTTATTAAATCTTATTTGAGCACCAGCCAGTGAAGCATCCATTGGGTTCTTTAAGTCCAGATTGTAGGTTGCTTCCATATTAACATTCTGGGTAAACTCTCTTCGAGTCTTTACTCTTTCAGCCATTGTTTTCTCCTTATATTTAGCCTAAAAAGAACAAAATAACTAAAATGAAAAATAACGAAAAAACGTTAGTGATAATCCCCTGATAAGGGGGTACTACTTATATAAAGGCCAAGCACCAAAATGCCACAATTTTTAAAACCTTTCTATTTTAACATTTGCATTACTAATATTTTATATATTATATTATACCCATCAGTAATTGGACTTTTTCAATTATCACCCTTGAAGGCCTAACAAGCAAGTAGAGGGTCAGAAGTCGGGTTACCTCCTCATATAGAGATCTGGTTTGTCCCCGATAACTGATAAAAAGTGCTTTAATATAAGCTTGAGTATGGGAGAAGATAACTGGCTCAAATGTGAAATTTAAAGTTAAATCTCAAAAAAACTTCTGTTTTTCTCAGGGGTTTTTGCGTCAATTAAGGAGTAGATATGAGTAAAGAATATGTATTAAAGATAGTCTACAGTGGTAAAAGTGATGAGATTGAACATTTATCTGAAAGATTTAGTAGCGGTTTTACTATTGAAATAGATGGTATAGATATACCTATAACTGATGAAATGGGTAATTATATGATAGAGCATGTAGAAGCAGATATCATAGGGGTTACCTAATCTAAACCCTGGCGGGTTTAGGGATATATGAGAGTATATAAAGTAAATAAAGTAGAGCACACAGTATTTGATAGTATTGATGAAGTACCTTCTAGTATAAGCTATAAAGAGGACTGGAGGGAAGGTCGCCTTAGCGATTGGGTTTTAGCAGACGATGGGTGCGTCATACAGATATTAAGAGAAGGTACCATGCAAAAGGTGTATGGTAAAGTAAGAGAACAGGTATATATAGGTACTTGCACAGGAACATTTATAGTTGCTGACAAGACAAAGTTAGACACTTCTAAGAGAGTGAATATATATAGCCTTGGTGGGAATGTAGAGAGAAACCAGAGAATTGATGAAAGAGAAGATCTTTCTAGTAAGGAGCATTTATTTGTCCAGCATTTAGCATCTGGAATGGATGCCCGCAAGGCGTATCTAAAGGCGTTTCCCACGAATGACCCGCACTATGCTGGATTGCGGGCTGGGCAACTTATAAAGACGACAAGGATAAAGACAGCTATGAAAGAAGAATTAAAACCGTTTATGGAAGCATTAGGCATCGATGAAAACTATATTTTAAGAAATATTAAAAGTGTTGTTGATAATGCTCCAAAAGAAGACACAAAATTAAAAGCCTTATTCAAATTAGCTGATATAATGGATATGGAAGATAAGAACAAAACACAGGTCACACAGCTTACTGGTGCAGTCTTTCAGGGATTTAGTGATGAAAAATTAGCAGAGGCAGAAAGACCAAAGGAGATTGTAAATGAGTAACTCACCAGAGAGATTTCAAAAAAGAAGTAAAGAAACTTCCTATAAACCTTGGGAAGAGCATGGAGAACCTACAGGGGGATGGGATGATATAAGAGCTAAATATAAAGATAAACCTATGGATGGACCTCCTATACCTGAGTTTAGACCAGGAACAAGAAG